GATGGCCTCGACCACCTCCGCCAGCTGGTCCACCGTCATCGTGTCGGGGTAGACGACGACCGCGAGCGAGTGCGCCACCATCGTCACGCCGCCCGTGACCACCGTGCCTGTCGTGGGGTTGTCGATGACGACGGCCGCCTGCACGCCGTCGAGGGCGATGAGCGTCGACCACAGGCCCGCGAGGGTGCGCGTCCCCGGCGGCTGTAGCGCGAGCTGGCGACGCTGTCGTAGGGCGCTGTCGGACTCGCGCGCCTCGCCCGGGGTCGCGTCGGCGGCGTTCGTGACGCTCGCGACGGTGCCGGGGAAGCCGGAGACGATCTCGTCGATGGTGCCTGCGAGCGCGACGGTAGCGCCGACCTCCGTGCAGACGACGACCATATCGACGGTGCCGCCGCCGCCGACGGTGTAGCCGGGCTCCGCGACGGTCCATAGCGCTGCGTCGTCCGGTCCTCCGCCTCGAACCACGGCACCCGCTGGGATGACCGCGCCGACGGTGCCGGTCGCCGTGACGGTCGCCTGCGAGGCCGTCGCCGGGAGCCGTCGCACCGCCACGATCAGGCACAGGCTGTCGAGGTTGGTCCCGACGGCGTTGTTGATGTCGAAGGCGTCGTAGAGGCCCTGGGACGCCTCGCCGAGCTGCCCGAGGACGTCGGCCATAATGGCGGTGATCAGCCCGAGGAAGGTGTCGCGCTCCCAGTCAACGTCGCCCGCGAGGCCGCGAGCGATCAGCGCCGAGACGAACGACGTGCGGATCGTCGAGAGGAACTCCGCAGCGCGCGGGGCTTCGTAGCCGGTGGAGTCGGGTCCAAACGCCATCAGGGAGCCTCGTCGTCTTCGAGGTCAGGTAACGCATGCAGCGGAATGCTGTAGGGGATCGACGGCGTAGCTTCGCAGCAGCATCCGAGGCACACGCCGCAGTAGAAGCACCGGAAGCCGGTCAGGCTGGCCCATGGAGGAATCACGTCGACGCCTCAAGTGCAGGCGCCGGGTTACCCAGCGCGCCAAAGGGAAGGACTTTCACGAACACCGTCCCGCCACTCACAAGCACGGCGCGCGCCGAGAGGGTGATCCGCTGCGTGGCGGCGTTGAACGACACCTCCACGCGCTCGACGCGAGCGACGCGGGGCACCGCGAGGATCTCGGCGCGGATGAGGTCGGCGATCACCGTCTCCGGTGGCGGCGACTGCTGGCCCCACGCGGCGTAGGGGACGCCGACGGTCTGGTCGAGGATCCACTCCCCGAGGAACGTCAGCACGCGCCGCCGGATGCGCTGCGCCGTGACCTCGTCGCCCCGGTCCTCGTCGGCGTCATCCACGAGGATGTTGAACGGCCGGAGGTCGTGCGTCGTGGGGTCGAGGAGGACGTCGATGGACATGGGCGATCCTAGCGCGAGTCGGAGCCGTGCGGTAGAGTGGCGGTGCCTCCAGTGGGCGCGCGCGACGCGTCCTCGGCTTCGGACGACTGCGAGAGGCGCCGAGCGAGGCCTTCGGTGACGAACACGCCGATCAGGTTCGATCGACTCCTGCGTTCCCGTGCGGCCACCCCATCAAGGGCAGCAAGGGCTTCAGGCTCCAGATAGACCGACGCGATCGGGTGCTTGCGCGGCATGTGACCTCCCCTCGACCGGGACGGTGCGAGGCTTTACGTTAACGTCCGATGCGGACCCGCAAAGTAGAACCCGCCGGTATGGCACCATCGACCGATCGGGTGGAACCGGCCGGTGCAGACGGTGGAACCGGAGCCACCGGTGCCAGCCTCCAAATCCCGCCCATGCTCACGGCGGTACTCGCCGCATCCAAGAGCCAGCGTGCCCTGGGGAAGGCCGCGGGCGTCGATCACACTTCCATCGGTCGCGACGACGCGGAGCGATCGCGGTGCTTGCAACATCGCTTCGAGCCTAGCCTCACTCCGCCTTCACCTTCGTAGCGCCGAGTCCCGACGCCGCCGTTACGCTCGGGCCGCCGCCCGTTGGCCCTACGGTGCCGCCGGTCACTCCTGGGCCGGTGGCCAGCGTGTAGGCGTGGGTGTGGCCGTTGAACGCGGAGATCAGATCGTTAAGCTTCGCCACGACGTCCTCGGCCAGCGCGACGTGCTTCGTCGCCGCCGAGCTCCCGAGACGCACATCCGACGACCGCAGCACCGTCGCGCCGCTCGCGTAGTCCGTCGCCGGCAGCGGCGCGACCGGTGGCCGCCCGCCGGGGATGGCGTAGGCGTCCGACAAGTCGAAGCGCCGGGGCTCCTGGACGCCGACGATGGTCGCGGGCTGGTTGCCCTTCCAGACGTCGATCGCGCGCTCGGCGAACATGACCACGACGGGATCGCCGACGGTGAGGTCGAACGTCAGCGAGAACGACGCCCCCGACGGAAACGCCACGGGGACGCCCTTCAGCGCCGGCAGGTCGACTTCGCTGATGACGCCGTCGGCCTGCTGCACGCGTCCGCGCACCGCCGGCTGCACGTCGCAGGTCTGCGTGGTGCGATCGTACGCGAGGACGTAGCCGGGGAGGCACGTGTGCAGCCCGCCCGCGAACTCGGCGATCGCCATGCGGATCACGTCCGCCTCGCTGGGGGTGTCGGCGCTCATGGCGCAAGCATAGCCCGAGGCGCGCTCTGGCGTTTTCGCTCGACTAAAATCAAGCCATGAACGCCGCGCCTAACCTCGCTGACTTGAAAAAGGTGGACACGCGAACGGGGACGGGCGATAACTAGGTATCACCACGGAGCGAGACCATGCGCATCAACGCCACCATCGAGATGATCCCCAACAAGCGCGCCGCCATCGTGGAGTGCCACGATCAGCACGGGGCATGGAAGGGCTCCCTTCTCGTGGAGTCCCCCCTCCGCTCGTGGTCGCTCTCCCCGAACGCCCCCTCGGGTCCCGAGCAGGACCGCGCCGCGATCTACGAGATCGCCTACGATCGCGCGAGCCAGAACGCCGACGCCCACGGCGGCACCCTCAACACGATCCGGTGGACGTGATGGGCGTCGCGGCGTACAACCGCGGGAACCTCGCGATCTCGCGCGACTTGTTCCCCGAGCGGTATCGTGAGCCAGCGAAGCCGACGCCCCGCCCGTCAACGTGGGGGAGCAAGGCCGCCGCCCGTGCCGAGGAGCGTGCTCGGCGTATCGTGTCGGGGCTCCGGCGATACGGCCTCGCGGTCGTTCGGGAGCAGGTGATCGGCGCCGTGGCCGAACGTGAGCGCGTCGCGGTCGATACCGCAACGGTCGCTGTTGACGCTATCTTGGGGGAACCATGAGCTACTCTCGCGACCTCGACGAATACGCTACGGACGAACTACTCGTCGAACTCGTGCGTCGGGCCGATCTTCGGAAGCGCGGCCTATGTGATTATTGCGAGCGAAAGCCGGAGGAGCCGCCTTGCCGGTTTCATGATCGCCATCGTGGGTCGGCAGCGCGTCCGACGACGAAGCGCGCCGTGAGGCGCACGCCGGAGCAATGGGCCGAACTGCTCGTCGACAACGTATCCGCCGCCACGCAGCTCGACGTCGACAAGGGCGAGCTTCAGAATGTGGAGGAGTGGCGACTCGGAGCGCGCAACCTGTTCAAACTCGCGATGGCGCAGGCTGCCGACGTGATCCCGTGAAGCCCTCCAGCAGCCCCTGCCCAAGTTGCTACGGCGAGGGGTTCCTGGAGCCTACGCACGTCACCCGCTGTACCGTATGTGGCGGGGCAGGCCGACTCGCCCCCTCCCACGGCGGCGCCCGCCCCGGCTCCGGCCGCAAGCCCGCCCCGAAGCAGCGCCGAGCCCCACGCCCAACGCTGCCCGCGCCCGTCGCGGCGGCGCTCGATCGGCTGCGCCAGCGGTGGGCGTGCTCGGAGCCGGAGGCGGTGCGGCGGGCGATCGTTTGGGCGGACGGGGCCAGCGTGCCCGAGGGGGAGCGATGAGCGAAGCAACGATCGCGCAGATGATCCGAGAGGGCTGGACGCCCGCAACGCACGACGGTGACGGCGGCACCGCTGACGGCATGATGAAGGTGTCGGTGATTGTTCAGGTTCTGCGTTGGTACTGCCCGCCATTGCTTGACATGCCGGGCAATGTTGACGCCACCGTGTTGATCGATGCGGACGCGTGGCTGGAGCATGGCAAGCCGATCCTACATCACGTCATCAGTTGGCGAATCGATCGCGATGACGACGAAGACAACGCGCTCTACGAAGGACGCTCACTATCCGTCAGTGATGCTGTGGACGCCGTGTCCGCGCGGCTGTTCCTGCTTGCGATCGGGAAGGGTCCGATCTACCGCGTGCCCGAATGACTGCGTGAAGCAGGCGAGGCGGTTCAAGATCGGCGTGATCGACTTGCGGGCACCCTAAGCCGCGCTCCGGTTGCGCGGACCCGCGCCGCCGCCCGTGCTGGCTGCGGTCGCGGCTGCGGAGGGCATGGGGTCGCCGGTCATGCTGACGTAGTACGGCGACTCGTAGCCGCTGTCACCCTCGAAGGTCACGTCGCGCGCGATGAACGTGCCGTTGACGTCGGCGCTCTCGACGACGAACGCGCGTCCCGGGCGCATCGAGGCATCCAACAGGCCCTTGACCTCGATGCCGCCCGGCTTGCCCCCCGTCGAGCCGGTCGCCGTCGTCGCAGGCGGCTCGGCCACCCGAAGCGTCGGCGCGCCGATCAGGTTGCCGGTGCGCGAAGAGAAGCGCGTCGCCCGGTCGCCCGTGTCGCCGTCGCTGGGGATGATCACGAGCGCGCCGTCGGTGATCATCCAGTGCGTACGGGTCGCGGCGCAGATGCGATCGAGCACGCTCCGCGCCGCCTCCGACAGCGTGAGCCCCTGCGGCCACGAGAGCGTCGCGTCCGCCGGAAAGCGCGTCGTGCCCCGGGGCAGCCCGAGCGCCTTCGCGCAGGCGTCGAGCACCTGCTCCCGCGACGTCGCCCCGCCGTAGCTGGCGGAGACGAAGCCCTCGGCGTAGGCGCGGCCCCCGTCCTTGGCCTCGATGACGAGGATCCTGTCCGGCCCTTCGCGGTCGAGCCGGACGCCGTTGCGGATGGGGTTGCCGACGAACACGAGGCGCGGCACGTCGTAGCCGACGAACAGGCGCACGGCTGCACGAGGCGCCTGCATCAAGCCGACGGTGACGGGCGACGGGTTCCACACGCGGATCGTGGCCTTGTGGGGATCCGACGATCGCGTCATCTCGACGCGGAACGCCACACGCAGCTGCGGGGCGTTCGGGTCGTCGTTGAGCCGGACGCCGGTCGCGCCTTCGGTGCCGAGATCGACGAGGACGTGGCGACCCCAGAGCTCGCCGGGGGTGCGGGGATGCGACGCCATCAGATCACCCTCGCGATCCCGTCGTCCGCCGACTCCGCAGCGGCGGCGATCTCGCTCGGTGGGTAGTAGACCACGCGCAGGTTCGAGCGCCCGAGGTCGTCGCGGACGAAGTCGTCGGCGCCGAGCGTGAGCAGGCCGCCCGCGGGCATGCTGACGAACGCCGCGAGGTTGAGGGGCCATCCGGGGGAGAGGCGGCGCCCCGCGAGGATGACGGTCCCGTCCTGCAAGGCGATGTCGCAGTACCACGAGGCCGTGCGCGTGCGCCACGTGAACGTGAACAGGTAGACGGTGCCGGCGACGTCCACCTCGTCGGTGAGCGTGACCGTCTGCGTGTCTTGGGGGCGCGAGGGGTAGCCGGCGAGGCGCTGGGACATGTGGCCTCCTAGAAGTGTACGCCGACGGCGTCGAGGGTGGACCACAGCAGCGACGCCCCGTCAGCGTCTGCGGCGTTCGCCGACGTCGGCTGCACGCCCGAGTCCGTCGCGCTGCCCATGCCGGTCTGTTGCGCCTGCCGGGGGCGCGTGGCGGGGATCTCGACGGTGGTCGCCTGCGCGATGCGGATCTGCTTGAACGCCAGCGAGAACCACTTGACGCCCGCGAGGCTGTCTTCGTCGTCCCACGACGTGATCAGCGCGTTCCCGTAGCGGCGGCCCTTGGTGCCGCTGAAGAACAGCGGCTGCCCGAGGACGCGATCGAGGAAGGCGACGGCGCGAGCGAGGCGCGCGGGGCCGGTGACGGGGCCCGAGTCGCCGCGGATCGCCGTGTCGTACGGCGTCTCGGTGATCGCGGCCCGCAGCGTCCAGTTGCGCGCGCGGATCTGCGCGTGGTCGCTGACGACGGAGCCGTCCTCGATCGGGTGCTCCGTGACGTCGACGCTCTGGCTGTACCGGATGACCTCCGACGTGTCGAAGGTGAGCGACGAGCCGTCAGCCAGCAGGAACAACGTCACGCGGTCGTCGAGTCCCATCAGCGCGGCCCTCCGGTGAAGCTCTGCGCCGTCTGCCGGCGTCCGGCCTTCGCGTGCGCCTCGAGCGCGCCGGACACCGCAGCGCCGATCTGCTGCGGATCACCCGAGCCGGTGGTCACGGAGACGGGGCCGATGCTCGTGCGCTGGTCGAAGAACCCGCCTGCGCCGTTGCCCTGGATCGTGTTCATGGCAGTCGCGCCGAGGCTCGGGACGACGCCGGAGCCTGCGCCGTTGGCCGCCATGCCCGTAAGGCCGCCTGCGATGCCTGCGAGGCCGCCCTGCATGTTGTTCAACGCGGTAGCGACAGCGTCCAGCGGGATGCCGAGGAACGTGCTGATGTAGCCGCCGATCGTGCTGAACGCGTTGTAGGCGCTCATCATGAGCGAGCGGAACACCGACGACAGCGCGTCAATCGCCGGAGACAGCGTGTTGGCGGCGATCTGCGCGACCGCCTGCATAATGACCGCGACCTGCCCGAGGGTGGCCCGGAACGCGAGCCCCGTGCGCGCCCACGCCCCGAGGACGCCGTCCGCTTCCTTCCACCGCTCGACGAGGTCACCCGTCACGCTGCGACCCGTGCCCGACAGGAACGTGTACGTGTCCTCGAGCGACGTGTACAGGATCGCGAGGCCGCCGACGAGCGCGACGACCTCGATGGCCAGCAGCGCGATCGCGGCGGCGATGCCCGCGGCCACCACTCCGAGCGTGCTGGCGGTGATGCCCTCCAGCACCGCGCCGATGCCCGCGAGAGGCCCGAGGATGATCGCGTCTCCCGCGAGCGTAGCGCCGACGAACCCGAGCGCGGTCCCGAGCGCTTGGATACCGGCAGCGGCCGACGAGAGCGCCATGACGCCCGCGTACGCCGCCGACCCCACCCGGAACGCCGCCAGCGCCCCGAACAGGCCCACGCCTGCGATAGTCGCGGCCGTGAGCGCGAACTCGATCGTGCGGATGTTGCGAACGAACACGGCGCCCACGCGGACCACCAGAGCCATCGCGCGCGCGAGGTTGCCGACGACCTGGTCGATCCGCTGCTTGATGAGCTCGCGGTTTCGCTTGAGCCACGCGCCCATGGAGTCGGCGAGTTGCTTCACCGCCGGGAGGAAGGCGATCCCGATCTGCTGCCCGATGCCCCGGATCGTCGTCTTCAACGTGGTGAGGCTCGCGGCGTATTCCTGCGACGCCTTGATCGCCTCGCTGTCGAGCACGACGCCCGTCTCGCGGAGCTGCTTGCGGAACTCGGCGATCCCCGCGCTGCCCTTCATCAGCAGCGGCCCGAGCTTCTTCGTGAGGTCCTCGCCCAGGATGGACGACAGCGCGGCGAGGCGCTGCGTAGCATCCCCCGTGCGCGCGGCGCCGTCGGCGATCGCGTCGAACAGCGCTTCGGGGTCCTTGCCCTTGATGTCGGCGATCTCGATGCCCAGCGCCTCGAACGCGCCCACGATGTTCTTCGCGCCGCCCTGCGCCGCCAACGACTGCTGTGCTATCTGCGCGAACAGGTCGGCGACGTCGCGCTGGTCGACGCCGAAGCGCTCCATGACGCCGCGGAGCTCCTGGTAGGCGTCCGTGGTCATCCCGAGCATCGCCGCCTGTCGCTCG